ACATCCCAGGGCCGCTTCATAAACAGGCACACCCGCGCCGTATCCTCTGGAATGGTGAGGGAGAAGAACATCGGCTCATTGATCTTGATTTTCCCCTCATACACCACCTTCTCCGAGATCCAGCTTTGTTGGGTGCCGTCATCGTTCAGCATCGGCGTTCCAACGCTGAATTGGATGTCCGTTTCGTACCACCGGCCCACCAGCAGCAGCTTATTCTGTCCGTTGGGTTCCAATGCGTTCATGGGGATCACCGACAGCAGCTCCGTCACCTCGGTGGGCGGGTCCCGCCAGTAGAAGATCAGCGATTTTTCCGGCTCCCCTGTCATGGCGTTCTCCAAGGTCGGCGGCAGGAAGCCGCTGGAGCGCATATAGGTGACGGTACGGATGCCCGCGCCCCCGTTCTTTTCATAAGGCATCCGCACAAGCAGGCTATTCCGGTTCGTCAGGGCGGCGAAAAACGCCGCGCCAGTCTCCTCATCGGTCAGCCGCACGCTCCAAGTCTCATTGGACAGCCCCGGCATCAGCGGTTCCTCTATCTGCTCCGCCAGCAGATGCTTTTCTGACCGGTATTGCGGGGTGTCCGTATCCAGCCCGGCGGCGTGGTACCAGTCCGCCCGCATCACATAGCCCTCCAACAGATCGGACCACAGGCGATCAAAGCACAGCATAGAGGCGATATGTTCCTCGTCGGCTCTGTATTCCCGGCCGTCCTCCTCATAGTGGGTCATGCGCCACGTTCCGTAGAGGTCCGCGATCCCCATCTCTCCGCCGGGGCCCGGCCGCTCTGCCGGGGCAAAGTAGAAGGTATCTCCGTAAGGGGTCTCGATCGCCAGAGAATCGGTGCTTTCGATCCGACCGTCCAAGGTCAGCGGCTCGCCGGTATTCATCGTTCCCGTCAACCGCAGGGTGCTGTCCGCGCCCAGCCACCAGTTTCCGTCGAGCAGGCTGGTATTGTAGTACGAGCCTAACACATCCCGAAACTGGGCCGTTCCGTCTTCGTTGAGATAGAGGTCCGCCCACCACGCCTCCGTGGGCATGGCACTGGTTTTCATGCAGTCGTTCATGGCATCATAGCTCTCGTGCCGCACAGCGGTCCAGTAGTCCGCGCTGAACGGTGCGGAGGTCTGCTGCCGGGTATCCTCCGCGCTGTCGGCAGCAGAGGGTGGCGCATCCGTATTTGTGTCCGGCCCCGGTGTTTTGCCACAGGCAGTCAGGCCGAGCCCCAGGAGAAACGCCAAGAAAAACGCGGTCCATCTTTTTTTCAAAGCTGTGCCTCCTTTACGCTCAACAGTCCTACGTCACCGGAATACGGATGCCGCTTGGGAACCTGAACGATTTCCAGAAGAGCCGTTCGCCGGCAAAGGGCTTGAAGCTCTGCCAACGGGGCGGTCTTTAAGCGGGTCCTGTCGGCTCCCTATCGTTTTTAATTCGCAAATCATATGGCCTAACTTCTGTATACCATGGAATCCCCGTTTTGTTAACCCTAATTTCCCCAAATTAGGGTCCCAAACATGAAATTTCCCGGAAAAAGCCGAAAAAGCACTGCTCGTTCACGAACGCCCGTTCCATTTTATGGTTCTTCTTACAAAAAGCGTATGTCAGCCCGGCGGCGGTTATCCGCCCTCACTTTCGCTCCCTCGGCTGTTATTTCGCACCCCCATAGGAAAAAAGGAGCCGGAACGATTGCTCGTTCCGGCTGGAAACTATGTGGTAGGCGCAGCGCGGTTTGCCCCGCTCAGAGCGTCTCCTTCTGTAAAGCCTGCGCCAGTGGGAGTACCACTGCGCCCAGATCCTCCATAGCGTGGGCGAAATCGAAAAACTCCTCCGTCTGGCCCTCCCGGAACAGATGATCCGACACAGATTTGACCGCCACGAAGGGCACATTGTTCCGCAGGCACACCTGGGCGATCGCGCCGCCCTCCATCTCTGTCAGCAGAGGGTGGAACGTGTCTCGGATGAAGATTGCCCGGTCGCTGCGGACAGCAAACCAATCTCCGGTGGCCATCCGCCCCAGCGCCGCCTTGCGGCCCAGTGCTGCCAGCAGTTCCACGCACCGCTCCGGCTTCCAGGTGGGGAATGACACCCGGTTCACCGTGGATACCAATCCTACGGGATCACCAATGGCAGAGGTGTCCACATCGTGCTGCACAAAGTCCTCTGCGACCACCAGGCTGCCGGTGGGAAGCTCCGTCAGGCATCCGGCCACTCCGGCATTGACGATCATATCCACACCGTACTTCAGACACAGGATCTCTGCCGCCATGGCGGCATTCACCTTGCTGACACCGCCGGCGCAGGCAATGATCCCCGGTGCAGCCTCGTAGAACGGCACACCGGACACGGTCTCAAATGCCTCCAGCTCCTTGGCCCCCGGCAGGGCATGAAACTCCGCAGGCATGGCAAATTGCAATCCAATTTTCATTATATTACGCTCCTTTTTACCGTCTCATCAGGCTTTCTCCAAATACAGGCCCTTGTTCCCGAAGGGTATTTTTGAGAAAACCGCAAATTCAAAAACAAGAAACCAAAACTTTTAAAAACAAAAAGAAAAGGAATTCAAGCAAAAGCCTGAATTCCTAAACTTTCTGGAGGTGACACCCGGATTTGAACTGGCTGGGTAGTGTAAAATGCTGTATCAGCGTGTCTAAAAAGCCGTGTGTTTTCAGTGCTTTGCGGGTTTGCGTGTAAAATGCTGTATCATGCTATAAAAGCTGTAAGGGGTAAACTAAGGGGTAGAGGAAACTTCGATTTATAAAGCCATGTACATGGGTTTGCAGCCATCTAAATAATGATATTGCTCAGGTTTCATGTATCTTTCAAAATCGCCAAAAAGATTTCGCTCATAAAAGTGGATTGCATCAGGGACGGAATAAAGAATAATATGCGTTGCCCCAATATACGCTTCTGCAATTCTCCGAATCTCTTGAATAAGCAAACACAAAAATGCGTCACTGATGTAATATTTATCATCAGGGTTGTTTGAATTGGAAACATCTATATCCTGATATTTTTCGGATACCGCAAAATAGTCGATTTTTACGGCTGGAATAAGTTCAACTAAATCATGATCGTCCAAATTGATACCAGAGCAACATAGAGCCGCCAATCCAATAATGTCACCATTTTTTTTGTTGCGAAACACGTAACAAACATTTTTCGCATCTGTCATGACATCATCGTGAAAATATTTGTCAATTGATGGGTTTCCGCAGGTGAATTCAGAAAATATGGAAGCCGATTCATTAGAAACAGCTTCCATATGACACTCATTTAAATTTACACTTAAACCAGCCATTGACATTACTTTCTTTTGACATCATGTTTGTCAAAGTTAGGAATGTTCTTTGCCGCGCGAGCCATCGCACGTTCAAAGGCGTTAGATTCAGAAGATGCTTTCAAAAATTCTTCCGTTTTCCCTGGAGCAACTTCAAAACCAAGATTAACTTTTCTAGACATTACAGCCATCTTAATCCGGCTCCTTTCTGACAACAGTACCACCTCCAACAAAAATGTTAAAAGGTGGTATACATAAGTCCTCTTTGTGAACTTATCATATCACCTTTGCTTTCAAAAAAGCAATAAGAATTTGTGAACAATCACAATTATTCTCTATTCTATACAATAATACACGATGGTATGATAATAGTTGCACAAATTTATACAACGGGATATGAAAACTCAAAATTCACTCTCAAATTATCGTGTCATCAAGCTCACTATCCTTGACATTTCCCTCCATATCTTCGCCTCGGTTTTAAATCGACGCAGTGACTATCCAAAATTGGACTGTCCGACTGCACAAAACCGTGCAGCCATGCTACAAGGGTCTCATTTGAAATGCGCCCCTTAGTGCGCTGCAAGGATTGGATTTCAAATCCTATTCTTTAATACCGCCAATTTTGGAGGTATTCCGAACTCAACCTTGCGCACAAATGATCGAGTTGCATTAAAGATGAACCCGGCCATAATTGACAGAGTTGCGGATATATGCCTATTTCGCGTTTTAAGGCCTCTCTACGGCATTTTCCTCTATGGGGAATCTCTCCTCTATGAACACTATAAAAGCCCTCTGAGGGCTTATATACGAAAGAGGCCGGGGATTAGTCCCCGGCTTCTTTTGCAATGTACCCGCCATCCATGCACCGGATCTGCGTCATTTCTGTGTTTAAGAATAGCTTCCGCAACACGCATGATTTCATCGTTCATCGTCTGTTACATCAGAAAACAGAAAATCATATTCACGTTGCAGGTCTCTAAGCTTTGAGTTGCACTCCCGCTCAAGCAATCTCACTTCTATATCGGAAGGGTGGTCAAGGCCTCTCCAATTGGGGTATTTTGCGTGTTCAGCCTCTATTTTTTCTTCGTATATGTGAAACAGATCTCTGCACTTCGATATATACTCTTCATAGCGTGGGTGGGATTCATTTACGTTTTTCTTTACGAACATAATCAACCCCCATTTCTTTGCTTAGATTTTTCATTACTTCTCTGCCATATCATCGATCAAAACCGAATAGGCAAGAACTGTTTCATAATCTGCTTTCGCTGGGTTGTTGTCGATAAACTCGATTATGCTTTGCCAATTTTCAACTGTTTCAGCGTTTGCAATCACGCCAAGCACAAAATCGTCCCGATCATCAATCTTGCGAAGTCTCCGTGCTAACGCATCATAAGTTTTTGCAGCTATTCCGCTTAACATCACGTTACCTCTGTATCCAGATATCAAAGTATAGTGGATTATTTTTTGCGCCTTCGACATGAAAAAGCAGGGGGGGGAGATTATTCCCCCGCTTTTTCTTTCGGCCTCATTGCTTGCATAACCTTGTCGCGTTGCGCCTGCGTTTCAACCGCACGGCTAACAAATGCAGGAATTGTCTCCCCGGCTCTCTGTGCCGCCTCCTGGGCTGTTTTGAGTGCGGTTGGGGTAAGGATAGCCCCCTCGCCTTGCTGCGCTCCTGTGGGTTGCTGTGAGCCGTTTATCCGTTGTTCCGTTGCACCGATAATATACTGATTCATGCTTTCGCCAGCAACGGTAGCAGCAGCCTTTACCGTGTCCTTCATGCCCTTTGGCATGGCAATAGATACGCGGTCAAGGTTTGCAGCGTCCCATTTTTGTGCACTCTTTTTCTGAGCTTCCGATACTGCCATTACAAAGCCCTCCTTTCCACTATCCGCATTATATTACATCCTGCATATACTTATCAAGTATATTTGTGCACAAATAATATACTTAATAATTAGATAACTTGTCAATAGACGGCATACTTAATAAGTAGTATCATGTAGCCATAGCAAGGGAACAAGCGAAAACAGTTGAGACACCGGCAATCGTTGAAGCCTAACACCGAGATCACGGATAAGGGCGGAACGGTATAGGGAATGGGAAGCAGCGAGGCCACAGCCCTAATGACCACCGCCGCCGGGGTTCCCCAAATTGAAGGAGGAAAGCACAATGAGTATCAATGAATTGGAAAGCAAGTGCCGGGAGCTGCGGCAGCTCCAATCCCTGATCGACGAAGCGCAGGCGGAGGCCGATTCCATCCGGGACGCAATCAAGGCCGCTATGGGCGCTTCTGAGAGCATGACCGCCGGGGAGTATAAAATCACATGGAAGAACGTGACCAGCGCCAGAATCGACACCAGCGCGCTCAAAAAGGCCCTGCCGGATGTGGCGGAGCGGTTCACCAAAGAAACCATCGTGCGCCGCTTCTCCGTAGCATGATGGGAGTGATCGCCGCCGTTGCCGGGGCCATCCAGATAGCAAGCTGGGCGATGGCCCTTCTGGACGCAATAGAAAAGCCCTCTGTACCCACGCCGACCAAAGCAAGGCACAGAGAGCCGTAACCACCAACCACCACAGGAGGGCTGGTACACTTATTATACCGGCCTCCCGCTGATAAAACAAGGAGGAACTTTTATGACAAATGAAAAACTTGAAATGATGAAGGACCTGTTAATGGCTTCTGTTTTATCGCTGTCTCACGAGGAACAGGTAATGCTGCTCAACCATATCAGGGAGATGAAGGAGGCTCGAAACAATGAGTAAGCAACAGTTACAGAGTTTGCGGCAGGAAGCTATTAGTCTCATCTCGAAGATGAGCGACGACCAATGTGCGGTTGTTATGGAAGCTTTCAAGTTATCTATGGAAGATAGCTCAAAAACAGAAGAGGAATGTATCAAAATTGCTGCTGAGCGTTTAGGCATTCCTATTCATCTTCATAGCGAGGTGTCGGAATGAAGCTTCTCTACTGTGCCCGCTGCACAACGCCGCTGATGAGCGCGGCCACGGTGCATATCTGCCCCGCCTGCGGGGCGGTGTTCCGTCAGCGCGACACGCGCTTTTCCTTTGTCGCTGATCTGTCCGGTGCATCCGTCAAAGAACTGATGCAAAGCATGGAGGTCACGCTATGAACGATAATGACAGATTCTATCCTGTCGTGCAAACGCCGCTTGGAAAGGTGATGCTCATTGGTGCGACTATGACCGTCGAGCGCGAACGCGAGCTTTTCGGAAGAAGGTGCTCCCAAATGAGCACAGATAAGTGCGTTCGAGCGCATGACCTGATCAACGCGCCGCTTTCCCGGATATGTGCGCCAAAGTGTACAGTAGCCCGCAAAGTCCGCCGAAAGGCAGCAAAGAACACAGTGTGTGAGTACAGCGAAAGCTGTTTTACCTGTCCTTTATCGGACTGTAAGCAGACGGTTGTCAAATGCTTAACGGTCAACCGTTTGCCGATAGATTCTCTCATATAGCGCAGAAAGCCCACAGGATCAATCCTGTGGGCTTTTACTTACATAGGAGTATCTTAATGTGTTTTTAAGTCACTATAAGGCCGACGCACACTGAAATTTTCGTTGTACTTGGAGATTGCGACATTCACATCAAATGAATTCCCGTTAATTTTAATGTAATTCATATACACCGCCTTTAGGTCACTTTAATACCGACGCGCTGCGTCTGGTCTTTGTTCAGCTTGAAGATAATGCGGCCCAATTCCTGTTCGCCGATTTTAAGGATTGCCGTCTGATTGCCTCCACCATACTGAGCCATGCCACGGGCCACCGCTGCCTCGATAGCAGCCGCGGGGGCCTCGATATTCGTCCCCTGCTTTTGGTCGCCGAGCACTGCCAAAAACTCACGGTTCGGTGGAATAACTGCGCCGGTCGCCAAACGTGGGAGCTTGATCTTATCAAGGCGAGGAATATTGATGCCCTTAAATTCAAATCCACCGAGCCAATCCGGTAGCTTAAAGCTCGTCAGTTCCTGCATCAAGTCAAGTATGTTGTTGATATTGTTTCTGCAAAGGTTTGTAGCATTTTCAAAAAGCGTGATGATTCCATTCAGCACTCCCGCCAAAATATCCTTGATGCCTGTCCACGCCATTTCCCAATCCTGCGAAAAGGTGCCGCTGATAAATTCGATAATGCCCTGCCAAACGCGCACGAATGCATCCACGTTGCCGGACACCGCATCTTTCAAAATCGCAAAGAGATTTGTAACATAGTTCTTGGCAATCTGAATGATCCCACTTATATCAAGGCCAATCTTGCCGCAAACATATTCAAGCAGAGACAGCAGGTTATTGGTCATATCCCTGAAGCTGTCCAGCACAGCATAGGCAACCCCTTTCAGACCGTCAAATGCTGTTTTAAGTCCGCTAATCGCTGCAATAAGGTCTCCCTCAAATAGGCCAACAAAGAAATCCTTAAATCCCAGGACAACAGTTTTAAGGCTCTCTATCAGTTCCTTGCCGTGACCTGTAGCAACAGTAATCGCAAGCACGACGGACAGGATGCCGGCAATAATGAGAGGAATCCACGATTTCGTCAAAAGGCTGATTCCGAGGCCGGAGGAGATCAATCCTGCGATGGTAAGGAGTGTGTTTTTCAGATTCCAGCCATTGACATCTGCATCGTGAATACCCGCGACCATCTCCACGATCCCGGTAATAATAAGGCCGATGGCTGCGCCGACCTTGCCAAAGGCAAGTGCAAGACCGGCAACAAGTGCCGCCGCACCGAGCAGCATCCCGAGAAGGTTACTCCAATCAAGGCCGCTGCTCCATGCTCGCAGAAGGTTTGAAATGAACTGGAGCGCTCCTTGAAATGCAATAGCCAATCCTAAAGCCGTTTTCAGTCCGCCTATTAAGGTGTCAGAGAGTTTAAGCCCCAAAAGCAGCGCCCCGATCGATGTAATAAGGCCAAGAATACCCTTTGCCTTTTTGTCCGATAGTTCGGGACCAGAGGAAAAGTCGGGTGCGAGCTTATCTTTGTCTTTTGCATCCTCCGAGCCGGAAAGACGGTTGATCTCGTCAAAGGCGGCAAGAGATTTTGTTGCTTTCTTCGCGGATTTCCCCGTCTTATCCAGTGCGTCGCTTTCATTATACAGGCTCTCCGCTGCTTTCTGTGACTGTTCATAGGTCGTTCCGAACAGTTGAGACATGACACGCCCAATCGCTGTTACGATCTTTGTGACCAGTTCAACAAATGTGGTAAATGCCGGGATTAAAACCTGCAAAAGAGGCTGCGCCAATGTTAACAACGCACCCTTGAGGCGCGCTATCGCTTTTGTGGCCTGATCGTTGCTTTTGATTACTTTCCCAAACCAATCGCGAACGGAACGAAGCCCTTGAGCAATTAGACCAAATATAAATACGCGACGTGCAAGCCCTTTCACTCTTCGCACAAACCGGTCCATATATTCATCTGCTTTTTTACTTGCAGCGGCCAGCGCAGCAGAGCTTTTACTTGCGCCAGCAATCTGTGCAGAAAGTTCTCCCGCCCGGGTGCTCATTCGTTCAATGCTTCTGGTATCTTTGGCAATGGACGCATTCATAGTCTCAACCTTTTTTTGCACGCCATCCCATTCTTTTTGCAATGATGCTACTGTCTGCTCTTGATCTTTTATAGAGCTGGATGTAAAAAACGCATCGCCGCTTTTCATATAGTCCAGCTTCGCCTTTGCGTCATCGAGAACAGCCGCTAATTGTTTTGATTGCTCAACCAGCGGCATCTGATCTTGCTTTTTATCGCTGATTCTTTCGTTGAGCGCATTGATTTTCTTCGTCAAACGTACAAGTTCCTTATCTGCCTCTGCAGCATTTACGTTTACGCGAATAATCACGCTTCCGTCAGAATGAGAAGCATCCGTCATATAATCGCCTCACTTCCGGCGGCGTTGAGCCGCGTATTTTTTCATTATTTTTTTGCATTCTCTATTGGGCTGGATGGAGATTTGATCGATGATTCCCTCTAACAAATTGTACCAAAGGGGAGTGCCGCCAGAGCGTGCATAAATCGAATCTTCCCCAAATAAAGGAGCACAAACAGAAACCCCAAATAGATCATCAATCTGCCGACGAATCGCTATGTTGGCATCCGAAAACAACCGGTATCTCTGTGCAGGCAGTTTGTTTGCGTTTTTCAGTAATACTGCCTGTTGTCTGTCTATCGCAGACAAAGCTGCAAAAACCTTGTCCGCAAATTCCTGGCTATCGGAATCAATAGAAACCGTGACCTTGCCGTTAATATCAATTTCTCTTGTCATAGAAATAACCTCCATGCTCGTATGAATAAGCAGCCAAAGGGCGCTATTTTTAAGTAATAATGATAGGCGGGGACTGTTGCCCCCGCCCTCAATGTAGACAAGGTGGCCCTATACACGCACTTCCGCGCCCAGGTGCTTTAGGGCGCTGCCTGCCGCTGTACTTCGGGCAGGACTTCGCAAGGGAACAAAGGATAGGCAATCCCGCTGCCCCTGCCGCCTGCTTCCGGTCTTTCTCCGGCTGGTGGCCTTGTATCACTCCCCGAAAAGAATCGTTAGAAGTTCTCCACGGCCTCGCCCGCGAGACTGTCCCAATATTCGCTCATGTTTGCGGTATGCTCCGGTCTAAACTTGTCGCCCTCGTATCTCTCACCGCGGCAATAGTCGGAAACTTTAGAAAGATCATCAAACGCCCGCATGGCTGCGCCCTCCCCGCTCTGGCAGTCAAGAGCGATAGCGTTAAGGGCTGCGGCCTCTCGGCGGTTGTCCGTTGTTTTTGCGGCTTCGGCTGCATAGTGACCAACTAACTTTAACATGGTGCTGTTGCTGTCGAAACGCTCCATGAACGCGGAGTAATCAGCCGGGGAAAGAACGCCGGTTTTCATCAACTCAAGGGCGTTGTTGTCGATTGCGTCAGGGTTTGCAATATTGGCGGCGCGTACTGCCTGTTCCAGCTCTGCGCGGATCGTGCGGCGCGTGGCCTTGAAGTTGTCCCAAACGCGGGTGCTCACCTCGTTAAAGGTGGCTTCTGCGTCATGCAGCTTTAGCGCTGCGCGGGCTGTTCTCACCTGTTTTTCCTCTGCGCTATCGCCTGGCCTCCATGCGTTAGCGTCACGGCTGGCCTGCTGCGCCTCTTGGAGTGCGCGGAAAGCGGTGTTGTACTCGCTGCGGGCTGCTTTGAAAGCATCGTCAAGCTTTCGGGCGTAAATGTTAAACTGGCTCATGATGTAAATTTCCTTTCGTTTTATGCGCTGTTGCGCTGATTTTCTTAAAGGTCGATGATGATAACGCTTTCACAGTCTGATAAATAATCTCGTGCTGCCTGTTCCGTCTGAAACACCTTTGCAGGACTTTGCGGCGCTCTGCAAGCCGCCCACGCGCCATTTTCAAGCAGGGTCATAATAGCTACGCCCTCTTGCTTCTGCGCTGCAATCGCCTGTAAAGAGGCAATGCGGGCTTTAATGCTGTTGCTCATAGATGGTCACTCTCCAATTCCGGCAATTCCAGCTTGCCGCGCTCAATGGCTTCATCAAGCATCTGATAGAGGGACAGGCTCAACGGGTCTACGCCCTCAACCGGGTGCGGATAAAGGACAATGCGCCGCCCGTCGTGGGTGTATGCGCCGTGCTGCATCAGGTAGTTAAAAGGATCTTCTTTTGTATGATACTCTGCCCCACCCTCGACAATAAAAACGGTTTCGCCGTCTGTGCGAGATTTCAAAAACTCTCGTAAAGCTGCAAGGCGGGTCTCAACAGTTGCCATCGGTTTCCTCCTTCCATCGCTCCAATTCATCAAGCTTTCGTAAAATGTCAAAGGTTTCAATCAACTTCAAGCCGTATTCGATTAAACTTCTTGATGCCGCAATTTTATTCGCGTCGGAAGCACCATCCCGCGTAACAATCTCCCGCAGGCAAGAAAGAGCTGGGTCTAAGCTCTGCTTTGCGGCGGTGGCCGCATCTTCGATCAGTCCAGAAATCGCCTTTTGGTATTCCTTTTGGAACCGTGGGTCTGCAAGGTATCTTTTCAACGTGGTAAGCCCGATTCCCGCTGCCTGTGCCGCTTTTTCCTTTGTCGGCTGTGTAAGCAGCGCGGCAAGGGCCTGCGCTTGCTTATGTGTCAAATTATCACCCCTTTTAGGGCCGTTTCTCGCCGTTATGGCCCTTATTATTACAAATACGCCCTTAAATTTTTGCTGATAGACGGATGACGCAGATGCTTAAACGCTGACCACCGCAGCTTGACGTCTGGTTTTGCTCCGTACCAGAATTCCGCTATTATGGCCTGCCGTTCGTTCTCTGGGATAGCGGCAAGCGCACTCCACACAGCAAAACGAATGTCTGCGAGGTCAAATGCTGCCTCTGCATCTGGGTCTGGCGTAACATCAGCAATCGTAAAAGCATCGCCCTCCCGGTCTGTCAGTGGCTCATCCAGTGGCAGTGCTGAATTGATGGGGTCTTGCTTGTCCCGCTTCGTGCGAACCCCCATAGCTGCCTGGTATGCCGTTCTGAGTTGATACGCATACCAGCCGATAAAGGAACCGCTGTCAATGTTCCAGCTTTCCAGAGCATCCAGCATGGCAAGGAACGCGCACTGCTCCAGATCGTCAAGCGTGGCACCGCCTTTGCCATCCAGCGCCCGGAGCCACCTCAAGCCCTGCTTGATTGCAAACCGGCGTACTGCCTGCCACAATTCCAAAACATCAGCCTGTCCGCATTGTACCGCCGCCGCGATTTCGTTTGTTGCCATCCTGACCCTCCTGTGATAAAATATCGTTGACAGACAGATATTTTTCACAGGCGCTCTCCCCGAAACCGGGGAGAGCTTTTCAAAGCAGCAAACTCTTTTCGCATCAATAACACGCCTCATAAAAGCGTAATGCTCTTATCCTGCCACTGAAAAAATGGTTGATATTGTAGTCGCAGCACCGGTATTTTGTCGCAAAATGCTGGTCGATCATGGCGTGATAATCCAGCGGGGAAACATCCTCATAGCCGCCTTTGTTCTGCTGGTCTATGTATGGCATATCCTGACAAATGCGAACAATCTGACTTGCTCTGATCGGCGGGTGCGGCCTGCCGGTGTGCCGTTCGTACTGTTCGAAGTAATACAAAAAGACTTGTAAAACATCGTCAAGCGAGTAAACACCACCAGGATACACGCTTGCGGTTATTTGAGCGAATTTTTCAAAGTCAAAGACCACTTGACCGCTCCTTTCAACACCCATTATGCAAAAAAGAAAGAATTTCTTTTCAAGAGTGAGTGCGGAAACGAAAGTTTCCCTTATACCTGTGAACAGCTTGGCTGTTCCCTTTTACTCTCTCGCCTCCGCCTATTGCATATTGCCTATTGCATATTGCATAGTGCTTCTCTATGCTACCCCATAGTGTGATATAGGGGGGGTATAGGGGGGCTATCTCTCGCCCCACCGTTTTTCTGCTCCCGTCCTTCCGTTCTCTACTGATTCGTGAAAATCTCTCATGCTCTCGTCAATATATGGGCGAATAACACAAAAAACTGTAAACGCGCCGGGGCTGAGTTGCGAAGCGTCCACCTCTTCTCCGTCAAAATATGCAAAAGCAGCTTTTAGCCCCAATCCTGCGTCAGCGTCCGAAACGGACGAAATAGCCGCCCTCTGATGATACAGCATTTTCCACCACGTCGCCCGCTTTTCCTTCTTCCTGTATGCCATTCGTTCAAGTCCTTTCCACGGCATCCGCCGCAAGTAAAATTTCTTTCGCTCTGTGTCGCATGGAGCGAACAAACCGCGCTTTTTCTTCCTCGTTCGCAGGGAGATAATAGCCGGTCAAATTGTCGCTAAGGATGGCCACGCCTGTACGCCGTTCGGCGGCAATCATGGCGCGGATCGTTCGACCATCAAGCCCGGTCATTCTCTCCAAGTCTCGGAGAGGGATGGCGTTCGCCTGCCCGTGGCTCAAATAGTCAGCTATTGCAATCGAACCTTGACCGCCGCCGTCAGCGGTGTTAAACTGGATGCGGGAAGTGTTGCCCTGCAAAGCATCCTCCCGCACTGCCTGTCCTGATGTGCCAGCATCAGGGCGGGCTTTTTTTGATTTGTTCATCATGTGTCCTCCTTTGCCTGTTGCCGCGCCCATTCTCGAAGACCATCTACTAAGACACGGGTACAGCCGCCAAGATGCACAGCCGGAAAATCTGCTGCTTTGGCCAGCCGGTAAATCGTGGGGCGAGAAACGCCCAACAGTCGGGCTGCTTCGCTCATCGAAACCGCAATAGGCTCAAGCGATGCCATCATTTTGCCCCCTCTCTCGATAACTTTGAAATCGCGTCTAAAATAAGTTTCTCTTTCTGCTGAGAAAGGGGAACCCGAAGCCAGCGTGTAATTGTAGGTTCACTGATTCCAATCTCGTTTGCAATTCTCCACAAGGAAACTTTTTGTTTTTTGGCCCTTTCCCTAACCATAAGATTTTCCATATTGCCTCCTCCTTGACAAGCTGATTTAAAACTGCTATCATCAATATATGATGATTACATTCTACATTAACTCATGTAAAGTGACAAGCAGAACAAAGTAAATTATATTCTGCTAAATGATAGGTAAGCTGATTATAAACAACCGAAAGGAGAGCATATATGAACGAACGCGAGAGATCTGCCAAGATGGGAGAACGTTTAAAAATCCTACGCGAGAATACGTTTCAGGATGGAAAAAAACTCTCTCATGTTACTTTGCGCGATAAATTGAAAGAATTGTATGGAATCGAAATAAGCCGAGATAGCTTGATGAATTATGAGGTAAGTGATATAACACATTCAAAATTTGGTACGAATTTGAAAATGCGCGTAGAATATCTATACTGCCTTGCGGATTTTTATGGTGTATCAACCGACTACTTATTGGGGATTTCCAATTACAAAAGCATAGAAACCGAGCGTACATCCCCGGAAAAACTGGGGATGAACGAATTATCAGCAGAGGCCCAATCCGAATTTTGGATGCGTATAGAGGATGATTACCAGAATTTAAAAGAAGGAATTCCGCTGAACGAGGGGGGGACATTAAGTGGTGGATTATGGCAATTTTATTTTCCGATATGGAATGATTTCCTATCCTCAAGGTCTTTCTTCGATTTTCTAAGGGCTTGTGGGAGAATCGTAGAAGTCAACGTTATTAGATTTTTAGTCAAAAATGCAGAATTGCCCTTCGATTTTAAAGACATTCGCCCATCTTCATTATCTGACGTAAGAATAATATCTGACGAGAAGGAACGAAATCGCTATTTAAAAAATCACCCTGCGATAAGCAAAAGTTATGAAACGTGGAAATTAGAGCAAATCATCATAGATTGGATAGAAAAGTGTGCCAACAAAATAGCGGAGGAAGCTACATCTAAATATCTAAATAAGTAAAAAACCGCCCCCGGTGCTGGAACACCGGAAGCGGTCATGGGGGCAGTAAACTTGCAACGGCCTACTGCCCTCCAATCATAACACGAAATATGGAGGAATTGCAATGCCAAGAAAATCAAATACCAGAGCGGCGCAGGGAGCCGGAAGCATCCGGCAGCGGGCAGACGGCACATGGGAGGCCCGCTTTATCGTGGGGCATGATCCCGGCACAGGAAAGCCGGTCAGAAAATCCGTTTACGGCAAGACCCAAAAGGAAGTCCGGCAAAAGCTGGCACAGGCTGTGGCGGCGGTGGACAATAAAGCATACCGGGAACCGTGTAAAATGACCCTGGGTGAGTGGCTGGACATTTGGGCGGATACATACCTTGAGGGTGTAAAGCCCCGCACAGTGAAGATTTACAAGGATGATATACGGCTCCATATCAAGCCTTATCTTGCGGCGGTGAAGCTGGGAGAACTGGATACCCACACGGTACAAAAGTATTTTAATACGCTGCTGACCAGCGGAAAGAAAGTGCCCGAAAGAGACAAGGCCGGTAAAATCGTCAAGAAGGACGGAAAAACGGTTTATGAAACGGCTCCGTTGTCCGCAAAGACGGTGAAGAACGTGCATGGTGTCTTGCATGGCGCTCTCCGGCAGGCAGTAATCAACCGATATATCCCACTAAACCCTGCGGATGGAGATTTCTGCAAGCTGCCAAAAGTCCAGAAAGAGGAAATAAAGCCTCTTGATGAAAAGCAGATTGCGGACTTCATGAAAGCCATTCAGGGAAACCGCTTTGAGGATGCTTTTCTTGTCACCCTGTTCACCGGCCTGCGGCAAGGGGAATTGTTGGGGCTGACATGGGATTGTGTGGACTTTGATAACGGTATTCTGACAATCAACAAACAGATGCAGCTTCATCAAGACAAGGACATGAAAGCATACCAGCTTGTTCCTACAAAGAACAGCAAGGCACGGACGATCACGGCGGCACCCTTTGTCATGGAGTGTCTGAAGCATCGGAAGATAGAGCAGGCAAAGGAACGGCTTCTTGCTGGCCCGCTATGGCAGCAAAGCGGCCTTGTGTTTACGGATGCGACCGGGAACCACATCACAAAGCCGACCCTTTACCGGGCATTTAAGAAAGCCGCTGCGTCCATCGGCAGACCGGACGCCCGCTTTCACGATCTGCGGCACAGCTACGCCGTGGCGGCGCTCCGCTCCGGGGACGATATTAAGACCGTGCAGGGGAATTTAGGCCATGCCACAGCCGCTTTTACTCTGGACGTTTACGGCCATGTGACAGACCAAATGAAACAGGACAGCGCAAGCCGCATGGAGCAGTTCATTAAGACCGTTTCCGGCTCCTAAAATGGGGTAAAATTTCTGTAAGGGGTAAAAGATGGGGTAAACGCCTTAAAACAAGCATGATAAAAACCCTGTAACCATTGCGGTTACAGGGTTTCGTTCTGGAGGTGACACCCGGATTTGAACCGGGGAATCAGGGTTTTGCAGACCCTTGCCTTACCACTTGGCTATGTCACCGAAGCCGTATGATTGAGTGCCTATATAGGATACCCTAAAACGCCCCGTTTGTCAAGACAATTTTTATTTTTTCCTGACCTCCGGAAAAATATTTTGCAAAAGCGTTCAACCGCCTTTCCCGACCTCCGCCCCCTGTGTCAAACGGCACAAAAAAGTCCCGGCTTTTCACTTTCGATTGAGCGGTGATGCCGCTTTACAGCGGCCAGACCGGGCAGTAAAATAAAAATACGGCAGACTGCCGTTCATGTTGTAAAATCAACCGATGGGAAGGACAGGAGGAGTGTTTATGGTTTCTCAACGGATGCTGCAGCTGGGCACGGCCCGTTCCGTGATCCGGGAGCTGTTTGAATATGGCCGTCAGCGGGCCGCAGAGGTAGGTGCGGAAAACGTATTTGACTTTTCATTGGGAAACCCCAGCGTCCCCGCTCCCGCAGAAGTGAATGATACCGCTATCCGGCTGCTGCGGGAACAGGCAGACACGATTCACTGCTACACCAGCGCCCCCGGCGATCCCGCCGCCAGACAGCGGATTGCTGACTCCTTGAACCGTCGGTTTGGGGAGCAGTATACGGCGGACGAGCTGTACCTCACCGTAGGCGCGGCGGCGTCTCTCTGCTGTGTATTGGGCGGACTGACCTGCCCCGGCGACGAGTACATCCTCTTTGCCCCCTACTTTCCGGAGTACCGGGTGTTTATCGAGGGTGTCAAGGGGAAGGTCAAGGTGATCTCCCCAGAGCTGGAGCACTTTCAAATCGACTTTTCCGCCTTTGAACAGGCAGTCACCTGCCGCACCAAGGGCGTGATCATCAACTCCCCCAACAATCCTTCCGGCGTGGTCTACTCCCGCCAGACGCTGGAAACTCTGGCAGCGATCCTCCGGGCTAAGGAAGCGCTCTACGGCCACCCCATCTATCTGATCTCCGACGAGCCTTACCGGGAGATCGCCTTCCACGGCGTGGAGGTCCCCTGGGTACCGCAGATCTACAAGGACACCATCGTCTGCTACTCCTTTTCCAAGTCCCTTTCCCTCCCTGGCGAGCGGTTGGGCTATGTGTTGGTCCCCAAGCAGGTGACGGACGCTGATGCCGTTTACGCGGCGACGGCAGGTGCAGGCCGCTCTCAGGGATATGTCAATGCCCCCAGCCTGTTTCAGAGGGTGGCGGCGGAATGCTGTGACCTGACGGCGGACATCGGCGTCTATGAACGCAACTGCGCCCTGCTGACCGACGGTCTTCGTGAAATGGGCTACCATGTGGTCCAGCCCGGCGGGGCCTTCTACCTGTTCCCCCGGTCGCTGGAACC